TCCAGTGGGGTACCTACCGGAGAACTCCGGGTATCTATCGGCAGCCCGATATCAGATACCGTGGTATCGATAAGGATTTCCCCACCGATGGTTCGGAAGAAATCATACTGGGGCTTACAGCAGCCCTCTCAGCAGCAGCGACGGTAGGGGCCGCTGCTGAGATACCTGTAGTCCTCACCCCGGAAGGATTGACAGGGACGTTCACGTTCACGATACCGGCATCCGATTCGGGTGGCCCAATCAAGTTCGGCGTCGTCGGCCTACCGGGACCGGACTCCTCGTCCATGTCCGTATCATCACTACTGAACCTGATCGACCCGGAACAGTTGATACAGAAGCCCATACCGGACGTTCAGTTGATAGTGACATCGCCTAGCGGTGTTACTCTATTGGTAACCACGGTCTAGGAGGAGTTATGCCCATTTACGATAAAGGGGATCAGGTCCGGATAACGGCCACGTTCACCTCCGATAGCGTTATCACCGATCCGACAGATGACGCTGACGACGTTCAGGTCAGGCATCGGCGTCCTTCACGCAAGGATGTTAACGGTGTCGCAGGTCAGGACACCTATCCGACAGCCACCAAGAGCACTACTGGAATCTATTTTGTGGATCTGCTACTTGACGAGGAAGGTGTACACACCGTTCGTGTTAAGGGGCTGGAAGGGATCGTTGCCGCAGATGTTGTTGAGTTACAGGTAGCACATTCGGTATTTGCCGATTAGATGACGTACCCAGATGCGACTGACCAAAACGTCAGCAAAGCCCGAGGCCAGCAGACCCGCGAACTTTTCCTTGAAGGACTCGCGGAGCATGGGATTATCAGTAAGGCGTGCATGATCGCTGGTGTTACCCGGTCGGCTTACGATAAGTGGCGTCAACGCATCCCCGAGTTCAGTGAACGCGCTGACGCCATCAGGGAGAAGGCTCTCCGTGACGGCGGTAACGAAGACTGGGATGGCACGTTCCAAAGTTTCCGAAGTAAGTATTTCGGGCATTCGTCCCCGTGGTTCCATATCAAAGCCATCGAAGCCTACGAGAATACGCCACCCGGTAATATCACTCTGATCTTGTGGCCTCCGGAGCACGGTAAAACTACGTTGGCTGAGGATTACTTCTGCTACAAACTGGCTACCAATCCCGAGTTCCGGGTTACTGTCGGATCTGAGGGACAGGACATGGCTCGTAAGATCCTTGGGCGTATCCGTTCCCGTATGGAGCCTCAAGGTCCGTTCCCTCGTTTCGTGGCGAAGTACGGTCCATTTGTTCCTCAGAATGCGTCTGGGCGTAAGACTGCGCAGCCTTGGGGTGCTGATTACTTTAGTATATTCAAGAAGAACAGGCATGATGAACGTGACTATTCGATGGTTTCTTTGGGGTGGCGATCTAAGATTGCTGGTACCAGAACCGATCACCTACATATTGATGATATTCAGTCAAGGGTTTCTCTTAATCTGACCGAACAGATGTTCGAGATTTTCCGTCAGGACTGGTTGACCCGTCCCGGCGAGAATGGGCGTACCAGCATTAACGGTACCCGTGTCGGTCAGGATGATTTCTATGAGCGGGTAATGAATGAGATCGACGGGGACATTCTCAAGGTGATTAAGTTCCCGGCGATTATCACAAATGAGCAGGGTGAACCTGAACCGTTGTGGCCTGAGATGTTCACACTGGACAAACTAGATCGGATTCGCAGGAAGGTCGGTGAGGAAGCATGGTCTCGTAACTACATGCAGGAACCTAGTTCATCGGCTTTGGCAACCTTTAGCGATGAGTCTATCCAGAAATGCCTAAACCCGTTAAGGTCAGTGAACCATGAACCACCTAAAGATTGCTCTGTGTACATTGGGGTTGATCCCGCTCTCGGCTCTAATAATTGTGTTATTGCTGCGACACCGCACGAAGGGAAACTTAAAGTACTTTTCATTCGGGAAGATGTAGGGCTTACCCGTAACGAACAGATCCTTGGTATCGTGGAGGATGCTGTACTCCAGTGTGGCAGGAATGGTAGCAGCGTGTCGGATGTCATTATTGAAGCGATGGTGTTCCAGAAGGGGCTATCCCGTGATGAACGCCTGATCGAAATGACACAACGGTACGGGTTCAGGGTGCGGGAGCATCTGACCGGGATGAACAAGTATGATGAAACGATTGGTGTCCCATCGATGGCGTTGTCGTTTATGCGCGGTGAAATGGACATCCCGTATGCGGATGATCCTTCGACGCGCCATCAAGCAGATCAGTTGATTCGCCAGTTGAAGGCATGGCGTCCGCTGAAGCGTGGGACGAAACTGCGTCAGGATCAGGTGATGGCCTTGTGGTTCATTTGGATTCTCTGGCGGCAGCGTAAGCAATCATTTGATCTGGATACTTCACAGTTTAACTTTGGTGGACTACCGTGGAAGTCAAGTCTGCCCGCTAGACAGGTGTTTTGATGTACACTTTTGACGAGATAGTGTCGATCATTCGGCTTCGACAGGAGGCACAGTCTCCTCTCATCGCCCGTATGCAAGACGTTAAAGAGCGATATAACGGTGATTACGTTATACCTCTGCCGTCAATGGAGGAGGAGCCGGTTCTTCCTCCTCTGACGCCTGCTTTGATAGCGGAGAACATTGATGCGCTGGCTCAGCGGGCTGCATCAGTTATGCCGTTCATTGGTTGCCCGGCTATCGATCCTTCCAAGGAAAGGGGGATCCGATCACGCGAGTACGCCGATATCCGACGTAAGGCGCTCGCTGCTACATGGTATGACTCTAAGTATAAGATTAAGATACGTCGCGCATACAGGCATCTAGCGGGGTACGCCACCGCTTGTCTTGTAGTTACCCCTGATTTCGATAAGGGGCTACCTCGTATTCAGGTACGTGATCCTATTGGCGTGTTTCCAGAACCACAAGCCTACGAGGACGTGGCACCCCCGGCTAATGTCGGATTCATTTACGGTAAGTCAGGTGCTTGGCTGCGTAGCCACTATCCTGCCAGCCGTCAGGAGAACGGTGGGCCTGTACACTCGGATGAGAATTCTCGTCAGGAGTTGTGGGACGTAGCCGAATGGGTGGACTCTGACCACATCGTTATCGGTATCATGGGGCCACGGTATAGCCGGTTCTCGCATACGGAACCGTTGGCTACAACACAACTGGAACTGACCCGTGTTCCCAATAAGGCGGGAATGCCGTGTGTCATCATGCCCGGACGGGTGACACTGGACAGGATCGCTTCTTCTATCTCTAACGTGATCGGGATAGTTGATCTCATGTCGAAGATGATGGCATTGGAGATCATGGCAACAGAGAAGGCGATCTTCCCAGATAGGTATATCATCGGTCGGTCAGGTCAGGTACCGATGATCGTTGGCGGCGAATGGAAAGACGGGCGCGAAGGACAAGTGAATGTTCTGCTTGATGCAGAACAGATCGGGGAACTCCGGTCAACGCCTGATCCCTCAACGAACATTGCAATCGACAGATTGGAACGCAATGCGCGAATCTCTACCGGAACAGTACCTCAAATCGGTGGTGAGTCATACGGGGCTTTGCGTACCGGACGAGGTATCGACGCCCTCATGGGTGCCGCTCTGGACCCGCGCATTCAGGAAATGCAAGAGATTATGGAGGCTCATCTTCCTCATCTGAACGAATGCCTCTTCTCTACCTATAAGGGTTATTGGGGTAGCAAGCAGTTCTCTATGTTTACTGGGTATGCAGGTGACTTCGGGCAGGTTCAGTTCACTCCGAATGACCACTTTGAAACATTCGATAACGTGGTATCGCATTCCATCCCCGGAGCGGACGTGCAGGGGACTACAATCCAGTTGGGGCAGTTGCTATCCATGAAGGGTATCAGCCTCCATACATTCAGGGCTAAGCATCCGTTTATTGATGATGCTGAGATGGAAGGGCGTCGTGTCGATGAGGAGCAGTTGGAGGAGGCGGTTATGGCCGCAATCCAGCAGCAGGCTTTGTCGGGTCAGTTGCCGGTGGTGTATGTCTCTAAGATTGAGAAGCATCGTAAGAAGGGTTTGGATATCTTTGAAGCCATAGAGAAGGCAGATGAAGAGATACGGAAGCAGCAGGCTGCTGTAGCACCTGAGCCTGAAGCGGGTATGGCTATGGCACCAGAACAGGCAGCCGGTTTGGCAGCAGGACCGGCAGGTATGGCACCACAGGGGCCAGCCGGTCCTCCCGGTGGCGAGTTCTCTCCTGAGGCGGCACAGCAGTTAGTTGCTGCGTTGGGTCAGGGGCTTGGCTGATGGTACGACCGAATAAGAATCTGAAACCACAGACTCCTAGTCTGGAGGCTGGTGCTGCCTATGGTGAGGTCAGCGACAGCCTCGCGGCGCAGGATTCCATCCCATTGCAGCAGGGGGGCATGATGGGTGCACCTCCGCAGGTTAACGCCCCCGCCTTCGAAGGGCCTGCTCCTATGCAGAACCCGATGGAAGCGGCGGCGGCATATACGCCGCAGGTCACACCGCTGACAGCGCAGGGTACAGGTATGGGGGTAGGTATGGGCCGTCCTGCTCCTACCCCTAATCAGGAATCGGCTGAGATGTTGCGTAACTGGGCGGAGGCCGTGAATGAGCCTGCCTTCATAGACGCTGCTATACAACTGGGCCAGTAATGGCTGAACGCTCCGGGCTTAGGCTGGCAACAAGTACAGTTAGTACCGCACCACTATCGTCACTCAACGATGAGTGGCACGGTCGTAGGATGCAGTTGCTTATGAAAGCGGGGGCTGGTCGGTTCCTAGATACTGCACCTGAATCGATTATGGCTCTAGCGCAGAGTCCAAAGTCGGACAGCGATATGCTGGACGATTTCCTGCGTGCATACAACCAGACCGAGTTCAATCAGATGCGGCACACCTTTGAGGCAATGCCGGATCAGATACAGAAGGCTGAGTTCGGTCGGTTGGCGGAACCGACTCAGCAGATTCTCCTCAGTGGTGGGTACGAACCACCGAATGAGGAACAGAAGTCATTGATTAGACGGATGTTGACGTGGGACATTCCGCTACTACCTGAAGAGCATATGGGTCAGGCCATAGGTATCGGCATGGCTCCGGTGCGTACGATGGGGTGGTTTGCAGGTAAGGCTGCCAGTACTGCATGGGAGTGGGGGGTGATGAAGCCGTCCCGGTTCGCTACACGCACCGGTCGGTGGGGTGCCTATCTCGGTGAGAAGGGGCTGGGTTCCTTTGCTGATCCCCGTGATTGGCGGGAGTCGTGGAATGAAACGAAACTAGAAGAGAACTCTTATTACTCGGGGACCGTTAAGCAGGCTGAACGTATCGTTGGCCGTCACCAGACACGGATGCTACGGGCATACCTTGAGGGTGGGCAGCAGGGCGCATACGACCTGATCTTGAAGGAGGGGCAGAAGAACGGCCTATCTGAAGAGAAGGCTGCCGAATACTGGCGCAACTGGCAGTCGTCGCTGGCTGAAGATAATAATGTTAGGGCACTAGAGATTCTTGAATCGGGTAAACTCACTCTCTTTGATGCATCACAACGTGCGTTCAATGTAGTGTCGCCGTGGGATGTTACCCCTGATAGTTGGCAGGGCAAGACCGTCGGCATGGTCGGTGCGCTTGCTACCGAAATCTTGCTGGATCCGACAACGTGGGCTGGTGGTGCTCTCTTCAAGATAGCCAAGCACGCGAAGGTCGGAATGCGTGCAGGAATGACCTCGGATGCAGTCCACTTCTCTGAACGGCTATCTAAGGCGCTCCGTGCAGAAGCCAAAGATACCGACCTGTTCGCACCAATCAGGATTTGGAATCCTACTACCGGGGCGTGGGATGATGCGCTCAGCGAAGTCAAGGAATGGGTCGCAGGGGGTGGAGTTGGAAGCACTGGTGCGCTCACTCAGGGCAACATCCCGATTGGGCGTGGCAAGCGGCTAATCAGAAGTGGTGCCGAGTATCTGGCCCAGACGAACCCGATGCTTCGTTCACAGCACAGGGCAATCAACCGGTTGATCGACCGGGTTAACGATGCGTTCAAGAAGCAGGATGAAATAGATGAGTTCTCTCGTGCGTTCAGGGCTGCGAACCCTGACGAGAATGTCGCTAATGCTATCAAGATAGAGTTCGGTAATGAAACTGGTCTAGGTCAGTTGATGCGTGACGTGCCTGCGATGGCTCCAATCATCGGTGATATGTGGAACTGGCATCTGATGAGGCGCAGGATGAGCCTGACCGTGGATGCACGGCACATCGATGAGACTGGCATGTGGAAGGTCCACGATAGCGAAGGCAAGTTGCTGGGTGAGGCCCGCATCAAGGGTGACCCTAGTAACCCAATGGTGGATGGCGATGTTGCATTCACCAATGAGGGAACGAGGCTTGCTAGTTATGACAAGGATGGAAACTTTGTCGAACACATTGATTTCCAGACTAGGACATTCCCGACATTAGCCAATGAGCAGGGCTTCTGGGACTTCCTCCAGTCTCAGACGGGTTGGGAGATGCTGGCCTCCAAGGTGGGAGGAGTTGACCCGGACGCGATCTTCCTACCACGGATGAGCAAGTTCGGAGAGAAGTGGGCTGACGGTAAGAAGTACATCAAGAACGACATACTTAGTTTCCATCATCTGGAATCAGATGTTGTTGATGACCTTGCACGCGGCGCTGCAACGTGGCTAGTGGAACAGGGCAACTACCTCCATGCTGCTCTTCTTAAACGGATTGACGACGGGCTGCTTACTCTCAGTAATGAGGTAGACCCCATAGGTCTTCAATCGGTAATGGATGATGCGTCCATCGGTAACGCGCGTCGGCACGGCTTGGGTGAAACAGACATGGCGAAGATCGATGAGGCTCTCCTTGAG